TGGTATGTTTGAAAGAATATTTAAAACTAGATCGATGATACCCTTAATGACCTCAACCACAACTTCCTGAATAGAAATAAGAACCTCAAGAACCGCAGCCATAATAATATTCTTATTGTTACGAAGCCATTGCGCGATTTGTTGAATACCTGCGAGTAACGAATCGCATAGACGAAGTATCCATGTAGGGATCTTATCGATCACTCCAAAGAAAGCGGTCTCTACAATGTTAATAAGGGTATCAACAAGCATAGAAGCTGTCTGTTCTAGCCCATGAAGTATACCTTTAATAATCTCAATACCGATACTACCAATCTTACCAAGGTTATTCTGTATTCCATTAAGTAAACCTTCAATAATACCAGCAGCGGCTCCTGCCATAAGTGTTCCTAGATCTTCAGAACCTTTAGCTGCTTCTTTCAAGAAAGCTGCAAAGTTCCTACCACCTTCTGCACCAAGACGAGCCATAGTATTAATAAGATCGTTAATAGATGAAACTAGTCTAGCACAAGAATCTACAAAGTAGCCTATACCAGCAGCAGCAACGCCAATGCCTGCCCCAATTGCTAGGAATGCAGTAGCTAAAGCGGTAACAGCACCAGCAGCACCGGCACCACCAAATTTGGACATTAATGTACCTATAGTAGCTAGAGCGCCAACTACAGCAACTAATGCCAGTACTTGGCCTAATAAATTGTCGGTAGATATAGTGCTTAATACTTTAAGACTAAGTGTAGCAGCAGCAACTAAACCTACAGTAGCTCCAAGTTTGATGAAAGCTTCTTTGTTAAGTTTACCAGCGAGCTTACCTAATGTAATGAATGCACCGACAGTCGTAACCATCAAGGTTGCACTACCAAGCACACTTAGGAAATTACCATCCATCTTACTTAAGACAAACATACTTCCCGCCGCAACAACTAAACTTGCTGAGATAATAGCAAGGTTCTTAACACCTTCATTTATACCGGCATCACCAAGCTTGCTATTACCAAGTATTGCCGCAAGTCCCGCAAAGGATGCAACCATCAAAGATATTGACCCAATGGCATTGGCTACACCTTCAGGGTTCTTCATATCAGACATCGTTGATGCTAATTCTGTAACCATTTTGAAGATTATAGCCAAACCACCGAACAGAACAACCGCATTCTTTGTGAACGATTGATTAGTCTTGTCTAGTTTAGAAAATTGGTTAATCATCAATGACATAACTGCAATTAAACCACCAACCGCTAAACCGCCTTTTATCAAAGCTCCTGTATCAAGTTTACCTAGTTCACCAACAGTCTCGGCCATAGTCTTCATAGACTTAGCCATAAAGGTAAATACCAAGAATGACGATAGCTTAGTACCTTTTAAATCAGAAACTTTAGTAAGAAGTAAAGACATACCCAGTACAATACCAAGCATTGCAGTAATACCCTTAGTTAAGCTTCCAAGATCCATAGAACCTAGTTCTTTTACTGCAGGAACAATCTTCTTAATTGCATAGGCAATACCTACAAATGTAAGAATACTTACAGCAATCTTCTGAGTACCACGAACCGTCTTACCTTGAAGTTTATTCATGATGGCCATTGAACCAAATATAGCAAGTAGCATAAAGCTAACAGCGCCAACACCTTTAGCAAGTTGTCCAAGGTCTAGCTTACCTAATATAGCAACAGAAGAAGCTAAAATAAGTATTGATCCGGCTAGACCCATCATACCAATCATGGCTTGTTGCATATTACGGATTTTAGCAGGATTAAAGTTCTTAGTTGTCTTGGATAATGTAAGGTAAAATACTTCAAAGATAACTAGAACACCTACTAATCCTCCAAGCCCTGTAAGTAGTTTATCACCAGGTATAGTAGACAATAACCATAAAGATCCTGCAAGAGTCGCAATAGCTAAAGCAAAAGCTTTAATATTCTCAAACCGTGCTTTAGATTTGAAGTATTTGTTAATCGTACCAAACATACCAGTTAACGAACCTAGGAAAGTCTTAGGGCCTTGTAGTAAGTTCTTACCGAAGTCGCCAAACATATCCTTGATGCCGATAACCTTCTTACGGGTATTCCATAGTAGAATAATAGCACCAACAAGTGCTGTTACACGACCTAGGGTTTCAGAGTCCTGCTTACCAAGAGGTTCAAACATAGACTTAAAGATATCGCCAATAAGTTTAGCAGTATCCCCAATTGTTGTAAAGATGTTTTGGGTCTTGTTGTGTACACGGTCGACGCTTTCACCAAGGTCGTTAAGTCCTTGTTCGGCTTTCTTCATACCACTTTGGCCATAATCACCATCGCCAACTTCATCGGCATATACTTTCGATACTTTGAATAAATCCTTGAATCCATCCCAGACCTTCTTAAGGGCCTTACCAAGATCCTCAAATACTTTACCAATACCCTTACCGATATCAGAAACTGTTTTACCGAAGTCTTTAAATGATAAATCCGCTCCCTTGAAGTTGGATAAGAAATCAGAAGTAAATTTCTTAACAGCATCCCAAATAGAAATCAGATTCTTCTGAACGCCTTCCGGAAGCCCATCAAAGAATTTCTTAAACCATGGTCCAAAAGTAGATTGAAACCATTCAATAACTGATCCAAAGGCCTTTTTAAAACCCTCGAAGACTCTACTCATAGATGGACCACTAGCAGTATCACCGATACCCTTCCAGAATCCAGAGAACCAGTTACCAAATGTCTTAAGGGTTGTCTTATAGTTAGAAAAATCGGCTTTGGATTTGCCCATTTCTTTCTTAATGTTACTAAATGCTTCAGACACAATACCTGTTCCAAGTGAGAACGTCTTCATAGCTGCTTTTGTAACACCTAATTCACCAACCCATTTACGGAGACCGTCTATGGATTTAACAATGCCAGGCACAATGCCTTCTGAGAAGTTTGCATTTAATGCTTTACCAGCATCACTAAATGTTTTGCCGATACTTCCAAAATCTAATTTACCAAGGCCTAATCCAGATAGCTTGTTTGAAAGCCATTCGAAAGCCTTACCAACAGAATCAACAATAGGTTTAAGGAAAGATAAAGAAAATTTTATCTTATCTAGTTTATCAGCATATTCACTGAGTGTTGGCCATTTCTTACGAATTGTATCGCCAAAAGACTTGAATGAAAACTCACTTTTTTCTAACCATTTTGAAAGATCGCCGGTTCCTTTTGCAAGATTACCAAACGGGTTCTTGAAGAACTCGCTGAAACCTTTCTTGACGTCATCAAACTTAGGTAGTTTAAACTTAATGCCTGAGAACAGACCTCCAATTTCTTTTGGAATGAGCGTATCCCAGTTAAGATTCTTGTTAAAGTCTTTCCAGGTAGTAATTTCGCCCTTAAGTACCTTATCCATATTAGCGTTAAACTGCTTCCAGAAAACTTTATGGTTAAAAGATAGAACATCGAAGCTATCTTTCCAATACTTAACAGTTTTATTAAGATTTCTACGAAGTTTATCACCAAGTCGACCCGCCGCAGAATCCATATTATAGGTTGCATCATTGAAATGAGAGAAGCCGACCATAAATTTACCTAAAGCATTTCCAAATACAGGGAAACGTTTAAGGGCATTACCTACCCAGAAAGCCCATTCATTAAATCCGCGTCCATTCTTACCTAGTGCATCATTTAATGCGCTAAACGGATTTGTGATCTTACTAAATAACTCACGCATACTTTGTTTAAACTCGCCAATAGCAGGAGTTAAACGTTTAATAACTTCCCAAAACTTCTTAAGCCAGTCTATAAACTTACCAATACCTTCTGGAAGTTTATAAAATGCGGCATTCCATTTCTCAGCAAATCCTGCCAATCCGTTATGAACGGCATCCCAGAATTTCTTAATCTTATCGGATACAGATTGGAATATTTCTCCAAGTTTCTTAAAGTCGATAAATTTACTTAAGATAATCTCAATAGATCGGATTACCCTAGTTACCGCATTAGCTAGCATCCCTACTATAATGATAAAATTCTTAATCATATGGTCTGGAATAAGGGTAGCTAATAGCTTAAGTTTAGAGGCAACTTCAACAGAAACCCATTTAATTCCTTGGAATACAAAAATGAAAATATTCTCGAATGCTTTAAGTTCCGCACTACCAAGTTTAATCTTCTCAATAAACGTACTTACAAGGTTCACTAACTTTTCAGCCACGGTGTTAGTCGTAGAGAAACCAAATACATGGGTAAAGGCAGTGCCAATAGGTTTAAGTATGGTACCAAGTGATTGGAAACTTGTCTCAAGTAATTCTAACATCTTCTGTCTACCGCCAAGGTCAACAAAAGCTTGTGCAAACTCAGTAGCTTTGTTACCAACAGCACCTAATGTATCGGCTGCAATATTACCCCATTTAGTCCAGAACTGAGTAACTTCTTCACTACCAGCCTGACCGATTAGCGTTTCCCAGAAGCGAGCCCAAGCACTTGTAACCTGATCGGCTACTGCCTCAGATACCTCACCAAGAGTGTGGAATTCTGAAGCCATTTTAACTAAAGTCTCGTCTTCTGCAAGAGTCTTTAATGATTGGATTAGGACCTCATTCGTCAACCAACCTTGTTGCAATGAGTTACGGAAGCCTTCTGACATATCAACATCTTGACCAAGAGCTTGTGCTGTCTGAACTAAGATATCTTTAAATTTCTGAGTAGCTAGACCTGCGTTTTCAACAGAGACCCAGTTTTGAGTGTTCATTTTACCCATTTGCAAAGCCTGTTGTACACCAAATTGCAATGAACGGTTAAATCCATCTGTTGTGGCTCCAGCAGAAGCTGCCAAGTTACCCCAACCCTTCAAGGCAGTATTAGCGTCCTTAAGACCCACACCGGCATTTACGAATTGAGCCAATGAGCTATGCATCTGCTTAACTGAGTACTTTGTTGTCTCTGCATAATGTTGTAGGTCATCTAGTGACTCGGTAATGTTACCTAGTTCAGATCTACCAAGAGCAGCAACTAGCATATTTACAGAGTTAATCTTATCTTCAAACTGACCGAAACCCGCTTTCATAGGAGCGATTGTATTTAGGACTGCTCTACCTAAATGCATAGTAATAGCCAAACCTGTCTGTATAGCAGAAGCTGCGATATTACCTAATGCTACAGTAGCAATAGATCCTAACATACTAAATTTTCCACCTGCTTGACCGGTATGATTTCCTATACTTGCAACAGATTCAGAAGCCTTCTTACTGCCTAAAGAGATTGGCGATATAAAATTAAGAGCGCTAGACGCAAAGTTCTTAAAACCGCCAGCAGTACTCCCCAATGCAGATCCGATCTTATCAAACACTCCAACATAAGCGTTACCTAATTTAGGCGCAGATCCCATTAAATCAGTTAAAGAATTAGAGAGAGATTTGGTGGCTTTCTCGGCATTACCAAATGGATTTTTGCCATCTGATTTTTCTAAGGCCTTATCTAAACTATCTAAAGAAGATAGTGATTCTTTAAGACCATTCTTAAATTGCTCATTATCAATACCGAGCTTGATAAGGCGTTCTTCAATTATTTGTTTACTCAATTACTTTTTCCACCTCCCTCAGTATTTCTTTTGAAATAGAATCTACAATAGGAGAAACGAAATCATTAGCAGGAACGTATCCACCAGTACCGGTACCGTGTCCATGGACAATTAGTACAACAAGTGGTGTTCCGTCTGAAATCTTTACAGAATTAGAATAATACAGAGTTGTACCATTACGAGTCTTTTCGACTTCCATATCCCATGATGAAGCAGTTTTACCTGAGCGTTTAGGTGTTGCTGAAATCAACCTACTAAGACCAGTACGACCTCTTGATATAAGCGCATTATGAACAGAATCCATAGACTCGCCTTTTTTTAAAGCTTGTTTTAAGCCTTCTTTACGTTTAATTGACGATACCTTTATCCGCATTTAAACGAGCCTCCTTCATCTTTCTAATTTGTTCTTGTCGCATAGCATTGATACGCTCATACTCGTTCAGAGTCTCTGTAGTAGTCTTCTTCTTCTTAGGCGAATTAAATTCGCTAATAACACCTAGTAAAGTAAGAAGTCTATGAAGGTTCCAGTTCTCACATTCAAATGGTATACGGGCATTTGCCATATAAGCATATATAACTTCTGAAGTCATAACCATACCGTTATTTGTAGAATCGTCCTTCTGCTTTATTGTCGTAGCAGTTGGTTTATCATCAAGATAGGCTGCAATCTGAATTACTAAGTCAGGCGTTAAATCAGAATACGAAATATCCTCTTGACACATTAGAATAAAATAGTCAAAAAGCTCGGCAGTGGTCTTTTCCTCTCGAGTTAAAAAAGGCTTGCGATATAACGACTCCCATTCAGCCAATGCCTTCAAAGTATGTTCAAAGTGCAATATTCTACCAGGTACCTTTATAAACTGATTCGTCTCTTCATTATAAAACTCCCGTTCAGGAGTATCTATAATTAACATAAAATACCTCCATACGAGATAAAAATAAAAAAGGGGTGTATTTTTCACCCCAATTTTGTATTATTTCTTGAGTTTAGAAACCTTATCAGGAACAGATCCTTGGTTAGGGTCTCCTACTAAAGCGTTGAAGAATTTCTTAGTATTGTCACCATCTTCGATTACATCTGCAACCATCTCAACGAACAATTCAGAATAAGCTTCTGAGTTAACAAAGTCTTCTTGTGCTTTCTTGTCTTTACGGAATGTACGTCCGTCTTCTGAACGTTCACCATAAGCCAATTTAAGAATAGACTCTAAGAAATCAAAGATCTCATCGACATCTTCACGAGCCATCATCTCTTTAATGTATTCGTCCCAATCTTTTTTAGCACGACCAATAATACGAACCACCTCATCTTTACGTAAGTGGAACCATAATTCTTCTTTTACTTCTTTTCCGTCTAATAGATTATTATAAGTTACTGTTCTTGAAATCATTTCTATACTCCTTTAATGTAGATTTTTATTTCATTTTGAAATTTCTAGCACCGACATGACCTTAGTCGTCCAACCCCTATCCCGCACTATTATTTTCTAATTACCCAGCAGTGAGACCTAGGATAGTAAATACTTCTTCTGGTTTTGGAAGAGTTGGTTCAGCATCAGAAGCACCATAAAGTTTCTTCTCAAGTTCAGCCAATTTTTCCTTGTCGACCAAAGTGCTATTTACTTCGATGTGAGCTGTTGGTTTCATGTTTGCTACAGCAGTTGGTACTGTATCGAAGTCCCAAGAGAACTCAAGCGCATCTGGACTTTCGTTAACAGTTTGGTATTCTTTACTTGATACACCAGCAGAAGCTGAGTAAACAAGGTGAAGAATATACCCGTGATCCAAACCTTCAGTATCATTACCGATACGAGTACGGTAAGAAAGACCGAAATCAGAACGAGCTTGACCAGAGATAGTAACACCGGCAAGTTCTTTCTTTTGACCGCCTGTAGACATAGGGCTGCGTTTACCTTGACATTTGTTCCACTCTTGTGGATATGTGAAGGCAGAAATTTGACCTTTGAAACGTTCTTCTGAACGAAGGTTCAAGTATTTCTTGTTGTTTGCATATTTCGCAGTTGACTCAGCACCTTCTGGTGATTCAGATACTTTTGTCAGACCGTCCCAAGCGACACCGTTTTCATAAGTACCGTCACTCTTCTTAAGGTATAGAACACCGTTATCGACACCGAATTCATAAAGTCGTTTAGTATCCTCATCCCATTTAAGTTGTGTCATTAGATATTTCCTCCAATATAATATTAAACTTCAGAAAATTCGCCAAACGCATTAATACGTTCACCGTTTTCAACATTACCGCAAGCAACATAACGTCGCTCACCACTAGTTGCACCAATATAAGACAACCAGCGATACCCGTCAGCATCTATCCATGAGTCATAGATAAATGTTTGTTCAGGCGTATAAAGGTCTACAATTTCCGCAGTTAAATGCGGTGCTTTACGAACATTAAGTCCAGCAACCTTAACTGTAAATCTACCAACCTCATCATTGACAACTACTTGATCAGCAGGCGTTTCTGGTTGAGGAGGAATTACAGGTTCTGGTTGAGGTTCATTAGAATAAGGAGGGTAGAACCAACCAACAATTCCTGTGAAATCACGAGTATTGTATCTAGCAGGAGCTCCGTTATATAGAGCATCCCAATTACCATCAATATTCTGTTCGATAGTAGACATAGTATAACCATCAGAATCTTCAATAACAAGACCTGTATGACCATACCCATGTTCAGCAACCGCCATTACAAAAATAGCACCAGCACGAGGGTTTACACCAACCGCATCATATACTACTTCATAACCAAGAGCAGCAGCCGAATCTAAAAGATCAATAGCATTACCCCATAAAATCTTACCAAAATAAATTTGGGAGATACTATTAGGTAGGTCAACACATTGTGTACCATATGCGCCATCGGCATCAGCACCAATACCTTGATCCGCTAAAGACCTAGCATAATTAATAACTTCTTGAACTGTAGCCAAGAGATCCTTCCTTTCTATTCGTAGACGACAAAAACCTTATGATATAAACCATTAACTTTATATTCCGTACGAAAAGATGAATACTTAAAAGTAGTTGACATTTTTATAAAGATGTCATCAGCTTCTTCTCTAGACATATATACAAGCTTATAACCCATACTAGAAAAATATGGATTATTATTAGCCTTCTTAACCTCAAAGTCTTCTCTTGTTACAACACAAGCGGGAAACTTCAATTGTATATTATCTGGAGGAGTAAAATAAACATTCGGAGTTATCTTGTCCTTGATTTTTTCAAGAACTACCTTTCTATCTTTCATACAGACACCTAAACCTTATCTTTAATAAATAATAACAAGTCGATGTACTGTTCACCATTCCAAATTTGGATAATACCATCTTTAAGGAAGAGACTTCCTTTAACACGTTCATCCGTCTCGGATTCAACCATTGCGACTTTCAAATGATCAAAAGCGTCAACTTTTAATTCATTTTGAGATTTTTCATTTGATTTAATAATGAGTTCATCTAATTCAGACTTGATATCGGACATCTCAATGTCAGCAATAGTTAAAGCGACTCTAGGAGGATATGGTCTAATAGAATCCACTTTATAAAAAGTACCCATATATAGTATATGACTTATTCTATTGACTCGATCGCTAGCATCATTAGGTAATAGTGCGTCGAACTTGAGTTTAGATTTTGTATTCTGGTTTATTGAGCTTTGATCTTCTTCGAAAAAAGACTTAGAGGTTATTCTAGCCAGTAATAAAGGAGATACCGTATATTTATAACGGTAATCCCCAATACTAACTTCCTCTGGCTCTTTAGAACGGAAGATAAGTCGAATTCCAGCTTTTGTCATTGTGTTACCTTCCTATCTATCAGCTAAGACTATTCTGCTTTCTTAGGTTTCTTTGGTTTTGGAGACGTTTCAATTGTTCCGAGTTTCTTCTCATCTTCAGTCATATCAGCGTTATTTACAGCAGCATCATAATCTACGGCTTTAGCACCGATACCTTTGATTTCAGTTGAGTCTGTTTGTACAGTCCATGTTGGTTTAGTCTTAAGACCAGTTGAATCGAAGTTCACAGCAGTTTCCTCTACAGCAGCTTTATCAGTTACAGTAACAACGATGAATGATTTAGGTGTTACGATCGCACCAGATAGACGAGCATGCATCAAGTATTTATGTTGCATAAAGTCAATATCGAAGCTGTCAAATGTAGCAATTTCACCATTCTTAGACATACCGAATTGATAGTCAGCCAAGTTACCGATAATGAATGTTCCTTGAGGAAGCGCACGGTATTCAACTACTTCATCACACATAAAGTATGCAGCGATGTTAGCATTACCTGGTACTTGGTTGTTATCCATAGATGGAGCGTACAAGTAACGACCATTCTTATCTTTCAATGTCTTCAACTTAGCCAAGTCAAATGGGTTGATGTAAAGAGATGGTTTACCTGAACCTTGGTAAGCAGGGAATGCTTTAGAGATAACTTCATCAACAGCAGTTTCAAATGACGCAGCCGTTACTTTAATAGTAAACAATGGATGGTCTTTGATGATTGGGCGAATATGAAGTTCGCTAATCTTTTCAGGGTTACGTTTACCAGTAGAAAGAGTCAAGTCGCGGCCATCTGACAAGAAGGCAGCCTTAACGATTTCTTCTTTGAATTTAGCTGTTTGAACTTGTTGGATAAAGTTAACAGCAGCAAATCCACCATCTTGAAGGTCAATCAAGTCATCATGGTCGATTGTTTCGCGACGATGAACTGAACCCGGAGTAGTCTCACGGAAATAAACTTCTTCAATAGAATCAAGGGTTTGATTACCTTTAATGTATCCGCGAGCACGAGCTTCATCTTCAGTAAGATTAGCAAATAAATTCTTAACACGTGGAAGTGGAGATTTACCGAATTGTCCCATGATCTTGTCAATATTAAGACCTGATGG